TTTCTAAACTACTCTGCTCCGAAAGCGTTGAGCCGAAACCCAACAATGGTAGTATCCTATGCATCAGCACACGATTGCCTTTTTATCATTTTATGCATAAACACTAACGGATTGCTCCTTTATAATGTTTTACTCTAAAATGCTCAACTAACGATTTCCACAACAGGAGAAATATCTCCTGAAACGTGTACTATCTTTATAATTGAGTAACCAAAAGGTATTTCATAACGCAGAAATACCAACGCGTGTCAATCACTCCCATAACAACGGCACACATGACAGGCATGTCGTTAACGTAACCAACCAGGTCTTGGAGTATCCTCCCGCTTAACCTCCACAAAATCCTTCTCAGGTTTTATGCGGAGATTAGCAACAAGAGCCTCCATCTTAGCTAGTCTCTGATCCAGTGTTTCAATTTTAAAAGAAACACCTATTGGAACCTGTAAGACAAGAGTGTCTACCCATGTGACCCCGGAACCACAGTTAAAATCTATGATACCATTAGGCCCACTAGCGGACACCATCATCACTCCAGTAGCATTTCCGTTGCCAGTGGCAACGGAATATACATTTCCATAAGTACTAACACCAGAGGTGTTAGTAAAGATATCTAAGTAGGACATTGTCCCACTCAACGTAGCCGTACCAGTAAACGTAGCACCAGCAGAACCACTGCTTAACCAACTAGCGACAATATATTGTCCCTCGTCCAAGATTAAACCAGTTGTGCTATGTAACGCATAAGGCAAGCTACCAGAAACTACAGAAAAATTAGTTGAAAATACACCCGTAGAAGAATTCTCCGAGCGCAAATGCAAATAACCAAGCGCAGAAGGTTGGTAAACCAACTGAGGCTGGATAAGCCGCACATGATAGGACACCCACAGCTCACCTATTACAGAAGCTGCTTGCATCCCTTGCGTAGCTATATAGAAAGTACCTTTGTCGTACATCCTAATATCAGTCCCAGAAGGATTGGGTGCGCTCCTGAGATATGCTCGATCAAGAACGCCAGTGCGTGGTGCACATTCTATACCATGAATGACACTACACGCAGGAGATGTGGCTACAGTAAACTCATGTGCTTCCATCTCTTGTTTAGAGGCGAAAGGAGGGTTTATTGCATCATACTCCGTGGATAGTATTACAGTTCCCAGTGCTGTATTCGTCGAATTGACAGCAATAGCACTAGTAGCTTTATACTCAAAGACAAGACCAAGCAATTCATACACCTCAAAGTTCTGAGCTATAACCGATAACCAAGGGAAAGTTCCCTCGATTCCAGGGTTTATAGGAAAACCTTGTATGTTGAACGCCACAGAACTGGTAATGTCCTGTAGGTATTCACGATGTTTGATCTCCGTAGAACCACTGCCAAAAACAGGTGGTCCACTATTACCAGACATTAGTGAATTTTGCTTGATGTTGTAATCACCAAAACCGAAAATCTTTGAAACCCAGTTTCCGGCGTCACGTCCCAAACCAGCTCCGAAATCACCGAAGTAACCACCAGATCCCCTGACGGATTTGATGGAACCTTTCATGGTTCCAGACCTACGTTTATTACGCGACTTAGTCTTTTTAGCCTTTTTACGGGCAGGGTTGGCCTTACGCTTGGCCTTAGCACGAGCTTTCTGTCGAGCATTCTTCGCCATCCTCCAATTTTCTTCCGACACAAGAAGATTCTTGACCGAACATCCTAAGATGCTCAAGACCAAGACCCACATTGAAGTGGAAATCGAAGTAATAAGCGAAACTCCGAGCCTTTGAAGGGTCCAGAGCAACGAGTGCTTGATAGAAAGCCATGAATCTTGCGTCCTGTCTACATCCATATTCCATACACAAACTATGAAGCTGGTCAGCAGTATATTGAAAACCTTTTTCCTGTTTTCTCTTCACGGCATACAGATGTTTATTATAATTATCAGGGCACAGCGCAAAACCCACCGGAGTTTGTATAAACCTATGAGAGCAAAATTGTCGCCCCAAGAGGGGCCCAATTTCACATTCATCTTTCTTTACACGAAAACCAGCGGATAAGATCCAATCCAAATAATGAGCATGATCAATACCATGAATTTTCTCGATAGTATCATCACCCATATACAAACCACCATGCAACTTCTCATCATAAAAACCAAATGTCTCATAACAATAAGCCATTTTGATCAGAAGCTGCGAACGGCTATTCGCAGATAAAGTAATTAATAATCCAGATTTCATGATACATGAAAGGTTCTGTCTATACATGGTACCGTCGCTAAAAATTACATCAGATTTTGACATATAAATATATCTATTCTTCATCACATTAGCAATTTCCTCATTGTAACCAATCCACAACCTCTGTCGTATCTTTAGATCCCACTCATAAAGCTGTCCAGTAAAAGTCCAATCCCATGAACTCATATCTCTATCCAAGTAACGGTCTGAGCCATCATTGAACCTCTTATAAATATAGTTCGCTCCACCCTTAAACCATGTTGCTCCAACTTTGCTAGGAATGCTATCAACATTCTTTTGCTCCGCAAGCAAACTAGGGGTAAACAAACATCTATCTATAATTTGATCAACAAGGGATGTAGAAAAAATTAATCTCCACATACCTTTAGAAGCCTTCTCCGCGGAGTGTGGCTCATCTTTATAAAAATTCGAATGAGATCTCCACAGGGAGACTTCTTCAAGTCTTCAAACCTTTGCATCACCAAACCAGTTAAACCTGAAACACCTAAAGCGTCTATCACTAATCCATTATTATTATATAAAAGACCGAACGGATGCCCTGGGTGTTTCGCTCTATCGACTTGTGAAATAGCTAACTCTATTGCCTCGACGGATCGGGGATCAATTTCGTATCGCCACTTACACTTACTGTAGATTGATTCAACTTGGTTAAACATTCCTGAACAACTTTTCTCATCAATTCGCTTAGAATGACTCGTTGAGCAAGCTGTTTGAAACTGTTTCGCTCTGATGCGGCATCGGTCCTTGGGTCGGAGTAACCTTCGGGTCTTTGCCAAGGGATTCTTGGGTCATCTTTATAGACGGTAGGGGGGGAGTTGAATCCTTTGCCTCTACCGAGATAGGTGAAATTTTCAATTTCAATTTCCTCCTCCTTCTCTTCTCCGATGACTTTGACGGCTTTTTGTTCGGTACCGTAACCACCTTGTTTGTTGTCTTCTTTTCCTGATCAAGTTCGAGAGTAACTCCTTTTCCACTTTTATGCTTCAAATCATGCTTAACCTTCTCTTCCTTGACTTCTTTTTCCGACGGCAAACTAGGTATATCGTCAATCTCCTCAACCTTCACTTCAGCACTAGGCTTAGTAAGACTCTCTTTGGTATTGAATAACAGAATTAGATCTTTCATCATCTTATCCTGATTCGCAAATTGTACCATCAAAGAGGATAGCGTTTCCTTTATATTACTCAACTCAGGATTAGCCACCAACGATTCCTTAGTCTCCACTTTTGGCTTCTCCACAGGCTGCGGTTTCTTTTCAGTAACCACAGTATCTGCGCCAACAGTGGGTAGAATATCTTTATTGCGGAGTATTCTCAACACATTTTCATCTATTCTACGCGCACTCAGTTGATAAAACTTAGCAGGCTCAGATTCTCTACCATCGGGAGCAGCCCAACGGTATTTAGTCAGACTACCCATTTGATTTAGTAGCCGTCCCTGATCATCTTTTATCGGATCATGCATTTGACCCAATATATCCATACTTTGCTCATCAACTTGAGACTTGAGATTTACAGGTTTTGGTTTTGACACCAACTCCTTCTCAATGAAACTAAGGGGCACTAAACCCTTTCCATCACCAACAAGTGATCCCATCTGGCCCAAAGGCTGCTTGGAATCTGCTGGATGAAAGTCACGATTCGCCTGCCATGGAGCATTAATATCTCTACCATGGAAGTGTTCCTCCTTCTCAAATATGGCCTGTAAAACCATCTCATTTGAGGCAGAATCCTTCACGAGATAAACATGCCCCCCCAATGCAATTGTACCAGTAGTCGCATGCCCTTTGATAATATCGCGCCTAGCCTGATCAGGATCAAAGTTACCAGATTTCTTACTTCTACGTATAGTTTTACCCATCCACTCTTGAAAGTTAGAACAATCTCTAGTTCCCTTGATTCCTAGCTCCTTCATTCGCTCGAAATCATCTGCAATAAATTGCAGCATACGACCTCCATGTTGTATCACCACTGAATACTC